AGTACTTCACCTCGTTTACCCAGCGATGGGTGGCGGGCTGGCGGCCGAAGAACGAGGAAGAGGCCCTACGTCAAGCCGCCTCGGACACCTGGTATTTCGACAAGGACAGCGTCAAGGTCGGCCAGTTCGAGGCCGGCAAGCCCGACGGCTACATTTCGATGGAAGACGCTGCCAAACGCGACTTCATGGCGCTCGGCCAGGTCCCCGCGCAGAACCTCGGCCTGCAGCAGCTCGTCAACATCAGCGAGGCCACGCTCGCCGGGCTGGAGAACGGCAAGGAACTCAAGGCCGCCGAAATCCAGACATCGCTCGGCGAGAGCTTCGAGCAGCTCCTGCGCACATGCAGCCACATCGTGGGCGACACGGTCGGCGCCCAGGACTTCGACGCCGAGGTCAAATGGCAGGACATGACCGCGCGGAGCTTCGCGCAGATGATCGACGGCCTGGTCAAGATGTACACCGGCCTCAACGTGCCCGACGAGATTTGCTGGGAAGATCTGCCCGGCTGGACAAAAGCGAAGATCGACCGCGCCAAGCAGGTCCGCGAGAAGCAGCGCGACGCCGCCTACGCCTTACCGAAGCCACCGCCCGACTCCGACGACTTCCCGCCGGCCGACGGGGTCGACGCCTAACCAGTGAACGCCGCGCGGTATCGGCGCCTGCTGGACGCAGCGGTCGCCCGGCTCAACGGTGTCGTCCGCTCCGTGCTCGGCCGCAGCGGCGTGCCCGTCGACGAACGGCAACGCGCCGAGGTCGCACTGCAGCTGCTGCGGCCGGTGCAGGAGGCCCGCCTCGACACGTTCGCGGTGGCGGCGCAACACGTTCGGGACGAAGGCGTCAGCGTCCTGCTGCCGAGTTTGCCCCGCGAATACCAACTCGGCGCACCCATTTCCGTGATCACCTCGGCCACCGACAGCCAGAACGTCACACCTTCCAGCAGCAGTGACCTGATCGTCGTGCGCACGGTGACCGACCAGGTGATCCGCGGGTTGCAGCGCCACGCCGAACAGCCGGCCCGTGATCTGGTCGCCGACGTCGCCGAGCTCGAACCCAACGGCGCGTGGGCGCGCGTTCTGACCGGCCCGAACTCGTGCTCGTTCTGCGCGATGCTCGCCAGCCGCGGCCCTGTCTACGAGAGCCGCGAGACGGCGCTCATCGACCGGGTGCGTCTGGACACGTACCACAACGGATGTGACTGCATCGCAGTATTCGTGCCGGGCGGGTTGCGCAACACGACATGGGAGGGCCGCGAGCAGTGGGGCCGGCTCATCCGCGCCTGGCGGCGCAGCCAGCCCGGTGGCGACTTTCGCCGCGAGGGCGATCAGCGGCGCGCCAGTCGCAACGTGTTCCGTTCCTGGTGGGAACGCGAGGTCCGTGAGGGCCGCGGGTCCGACTATCTGCCGCAGTCGTTGCAGCCCGAGAGATCCACACCAACCCCCGATGATCAGCAGGCCGCGCCGCCGGCGCCTCCGCAGCCCCCGGCACCACCGACGGTTGTGGGTGGATCGCCGGCCGACGACGACGGCTGGATCGTTCCGAACGTCACCGCGATCGCCGAGCGGCCCCGTCGAGAGGCGGTTCCCCGCGACCGGCCGACCGTCACCGACCTGATCGACCGCGAACTCATTGCACCCGACAGCGACCCGTTCCGCGGCTTCAACGCCGACGAGCGCGCCGCCGCCGAATGGCTGAGCGACAACAACGTTCGTGGCGTTCGAGCAGTCGCGCGGCGGCTCGGCGAGCGTGAGGTCACACCCGACGCGGTGTTCGACAGCGCCGATGGCACCCGCACCCTTGAGATCAAGACCTTGAACAGCCCCACCGTCAACGCCGTCCACCGCAACATTCGCTCGGCGGCCAGGCAGGCGAGCATCATCGTCATCGACGGCCGCGCCGCCGGCATCAGCCGCGCGCAAGCTGAGGCCGGGCTCGCCAACGGTGTTCGCTCCGAAGGCAGCGACATCGAGCAGGTGATCGTGGTGCTTGGCGACGGGTCGGCGATAGGATGGCGGCCATGACGGCCACCGTGTATGTAGGTGCCGCCGCGACGATCGAGCAGGTCACGGCGGCAGTTGGCGCGTGGCAGAAGCAGGCCGGCGACACCGCACGCCTGTTCATCGACACCGGTGCCGACCTCTACGAAGGCCTCGGTTACTCGATCGACATCTACGGCCCGCCCGCAGAAACCCGTGCATACGTCCGCGAGCTCGCCGATGGAATCCGCCCCCTCCTCGGCGGGATCCCCGTCGTCGTCGACGACGACGCTGACGCCGCGGTCCTCGCCGGCCGCAGCCCGGCAGCACCGCTGCCCGTCTAACTAACCGCTAAGCCACCCCGTCGGGCACGCCCGCTCGGGGCGTTTGTCATGCCCGTGGCCTTTCGGCGCCCGGGCGCTACCCACAGTCCCCAGGAGGGTCTACAACGCATGCCTGACGCACCCGTGGCGCCGCAGTCCATCAATTCGATCCTCGCTGCTCCGGCGAATCCCGACCCGGCTGCGGCTCAGCCTGGACCGGCAGCCGCACCGCCCACGCCCGCGCAGATGCCGCAGCAGATCCCCGTGCCCCCGGCACCCGCCGCGCAGCCACCGGCGCCCACCCCACCCCCACAGACACCGCCCCCGCCGGCTCCGGCACATGATGACGAAGACGACGACTATGACGACGAAGATGAGGCGCCGCGGGGGCGGGCGCACGTACGCAAGCTGCGCCGCGAGAACCGGACCCTGCGGGAGCGTGCACGCGATTCCGACGCGCTGCGCACTCGTGCCGAGTCGGCCGAGACGCAGCTCGCGCAATACCAGCTCGCCGCGACGCACCGCATCAGCGACCCCGCGGACATCGCACTGATCGGGTCCGGAACCCGGGAAGAGATGGAACAGCGCGCAGCCCGCATCGGCGCCCTGGTCGCTGCCGGCCACGGCACTCAAGCACCAGCTGCGGCGGCACCCGCACCCCCACCGACCAACCGACCCATCGAGTCGTTGAGGCCCGGAGCCTCGCCGACGCCGCCGTCGGTACCTGACACCAGCTATCCCACCGCCTGGGCGCCGGCTCAGCGGCGCCCGTCCACGCACTGAAAGGCCATATAGCACATGGCAAACGAAGTTCAGCCGCTCTTCCGTCCCGGCGCCAGCGTCACCGCGCTCGCCACAGCCGATGTCACCGGTAAGCGCCTCGTCGGCGTCTCCGCCACCCGAGACACCACCACGGGCCTGGTCAAGGTCGCGCACGCCGTCGCCGAATCGAAGCCGTTCGGTGTCGCGTCCTACGACGCGAAGAGCGGTAAGCCGTTCACGGTGCTCCGCGGCGGCATCGTCCCGCTCATTTCCAGTGGCGCAATCACAGCCGGCGCCCAGGTCCAGGCGGCCACCGGCGGCAAGGTCGCGACGCTCGCCGACGGCGTCTCGGTCGGCACTGCCCTCGAAACAGTCGGCGGCGCCGACCTTTCCGTCCTGGTCGCGCTCGATATCTGAGTCACCGGCCACCCTGATCTAGGAGATCCATGCCTACCTACTCGCAGGAGTTCCCGTTCGGGGCTCCCACCGTCGACGGCAACAGCTACACCGTCGACCTGATGCTCAACGAACCGACCCGCATCAACCGATATCTGTCGGACACGATGCTCGTCGGCTACTTCGCCGAGCGCATCTTCCCCAACGGCGGAGGCGTCTCAGGCGGCGCCGTCGTCTACCGGCAGCTCACCAAGAACGACCTGCTGCCGACCCGTCGGTCGCAGATCGTCGCGCCGGGTGCCGAGTTCCCCGAGGTCACCTTCGATCGAGCCGAGCCGAAGACCGCACAGGTCGAGAAGCGGGGCGGCAAGTTCAAGGTCACCGACGAAGCCCGGGACCGCAACGACCTCGGCGAGCTCCGCGCCGAGACGTTCAAGCTCGCGAACGACATCCAGGACCAGCTGCACACCCAGGCGATCGCCGAGCTCGAAGCGTCGATCACGGCAATCGGCTCCGACGCGACGCTGTCGGCGAACTCGTGGGCCGATGCCACCGAGCTGACCCTGAGCACCGAGAACAGGGCCGCCATGCCGTCGGCCGACTTCGCGGCGCTGCGCCGCAGGGCGCGGACCATCGGGCTCGGCACGCGGTATGACCTACTGGTCGTCAACCCGCAGGAGGCCGAAGCCTTCGAGATCATCTACGGCGACCGCGCCCCGGCGGTGCTGCGCGCCAACGGCATCGAAGAGATGATCGTGTCGAATCTCGTCACCGCCGGCAGCGGCTACGCGGTGCAGGAAGGCGGCGTTGGCGAGGTCCGCTACGAGTCCCCGCTGAACACGATCACCTACCGCGAGGAAGGCGTCGAGTCCACGTGGGTGAAGGCCTCTGTCCGTCACGTGTTCGTGGTCACCGACCCGTACCGCGTCGTCAAGCTGACGGGCCTGGCTGCCTGATGACTGAGCGCGTCGCCCGGCCGGTGCCGACCAGCACCGCCGGGCGACCCGCGGGGCCTCGCTGATGGCGTACGCCACCACCGGGGACCTGGTCACCCGTTGGCGCACACTCAATACGGCCGAGATCACCAAGGCGAACATCCTGCTCGACGACGCCGCGTTCTGGCTGCGGATGTGGGTGCCCGGCCTGGCCGCCGCGGTGGACGCCGGCGGCGACGCGGCCACGGGTGCGAAGCTGCTCAGCGTATCGATGGTCAAACGCGCGATGCTCGCCGACGGCGTCGAATCCCCAGGCGTCGAGTCGATTCAGCAGACCTCCGGCATCTACACCGACCACGTCACCTACCGCAATCCCGAGGGCAACCTGTACCTCTACGACCGCGAGCTGCAGGATCTCATCAACGCGATCTGCGCGCGGCCCGCCGGCGCTTCGTCGCACACCTCGCCGGGGCTGTAATGCCGCCGCGACGCACCCCGTTCACCGTCGGCCGCGCGCTCTACGAGGCCAGCACCGTC